AAAATACTACCAACTACAAGTATCCATAAAGTCGAAAACCATGTCGGAAGTGACGCAAAATGCTCGAAGAAGATTTTTACTTTCTCCATCGCTGCAGGATTGTCACTGAAGACTCCCCAGGCGAGCACGATTATGGGGGCGCTTAGGATCAAAAGTACAAATTCATCCTTGTAGTCGTTTTGACGGGCTTCTAAAAGTTTGCCCTGGTAAGCTTCCTCACCTCGAGCTTGTTTTTGCGCATGCAAAAATTGTGCGTCTGCCATAGCCATCTTGGACTCTTGGCGTTTTTTGTAAATGTGACTGCCAGCATTTAAGGCAAGTTTAATTGCGCTGAACCACATATTAGAACCACCTAACTTTAGCTGGTCTTGCTTTTGCTACTTTAGCAGAATTTTCATCTCCCTTAGCAATATAGTTTTTTACTACTCTGCTAGTTGCAGANCTAGGATCAACTATCTTTTTTTGCTCGGGAATTTTAACTTCTGTAGCTTTTTTATAATTCCATGCCATAATGTCCTCCTTTTATATTATTTTTGCCAATTTGGGAAATCCTTTTATTAAACCACCCTTATAAGCATGTTTTCGTTTTTCAATACCTGTTATAACACCTTTATTTGCAGAAGCATAAAAAACATTCTCTCCTTTTTCAGAACCATACTGTTTTTTCATATTTCCAAGTATTTTTTTACCTTTATCTGTTAGAGGCACCGTTGCCTCCTTTAGGTTTCATTCTAGCAAGCCTTAATCTGTTCTCATTTGCCATTTCTTGCTTCTCTAATGATGTATCAGCACGTAATTCTGCTAATTCTTCATCCTGTTCAAGCTTATCTTCATGAATATCTTGGCCTTGAACTAACTTAGCCTGATCAATTTCAGTTCTTTTCTTCATTTCTTGTTGCTTACGTTCATTTTCCATAGCTCTTAAATCAACTTCTCTAGATTTAAGTTTAAGTAATGGATCATGATCAAATTGAGATGTAATTTTCTTCTCTTCCTTCATAAAATCTTCAGTCATTTCTGCAATCAACACTGCTTTTCGTGCTTCTATCTGTTGAGTGATTTGTTGTACCTGTTGTTGTACCTGCGGATTAACTGCAGCTTGTTGTTGTAGCACTTGTAACTGTTGAATCTGTTCTCTGAACTCTAATTGTACCTGTTCCTGAGCCATTAAGCTGATATGCTCTAAAATATTTTTCTGTAGGGCAGCCATAACCGTTGGATTGTTTCTAACCATGTTAGTTGACATGAAATTCAAGTGCGCAGTAACGTGCGCTCTATGATCCTGACCAGGAAACGCCTGAAAAGGTTTACCAGCTAAAGAATCAATATGTTCTAAAGACGGATCTTTAGGTGCGTTCGGTGCTGGTGGTGGTAAAATTCTATCAATATCTTTTATACCCAATGCTTCATACATTTTTCTAAATGCCATGTATAAATTATGCATTTGTGGATTAGACATTGCAAGTTGCAATCCAGTTTGTGCCAATGTCAATCTTTGCGACATTGAAAAAATGTTTGGATCAGCAATTGGTAGGATATCTACCTTATCATCAAAATCGGCAACTTTAATATTTCTTTGTCCACCTACAACATCGTATGGATATTCGGGTGGTAGATACTGTGCAAATACTTTTGCAAGTAGTTTAAATTCTTTTCTTAGGGCTGAATATACTCTTTTATGGATTGCTGACATTACCCTTGAACCACGTTCTAAAAGGGCGACAGTCGTACCAACAGCGGCCTGCTGGTTCCCGTCCCCGACCTGCATGTCAGCAATGGACGCGAATCTCTGTCCTGCTGTAACTACAATTCCCATCAACTGCAATAATGTCTGTGATGGTTCCTTGTATGGTAAGAATACAAATGCATCTCTTAGATTACCACCTGGTGTGTCAACATCTTTAAATTCTCCAGGTTGTATCGGTGAAGCGTCATCTTTAACCCTGACACCTCGTTGCTTAAATCCTGCTGGTAAATTCGATAAAGTACCTGCGTCTAATAATTGACGGAGAGCAGACGTTGCCGTTCTACTCAATCCGCCAATCATATGAATGAGTCCAAAGCCGTAAAATCCTAGTCCTGGCAGAAACTTGAAGTGGACGAAATATTGGATTTTATTTCTTAATGGATCATTGGGCGCATAGTTTCGTCTGATAGACAAAACTTTCATACTACCTTCTTCGATTGTTACGACGTAAGGTAATTTTATTCCAGTTGGCTGTCCGTCTTGGCCAACATCTTCGAAACCTTCTAAATCAAGATTTGTATGGCACTCTAATAACGTGTACATACTTTCAACTCTAGTTGTTTTAGTAGTTCCTTCTAATTCTCTTTTTTTATCTTCTACCTTATCAGCATTCACGTCTGATACAGGTTTTGTCAATTCGATATCGGTATAGAAACCGTTTACTTGCTGTTTTCTTAAATCATTTTCTGAAATTTTTATAACATGGACCACCGCTTCCGCATCGTCTAATGAGGTAGCCGTATACGGAACTACGAGGTCATCTGCAGGAACGAACTTTGAAACAGCTCGTCCTAATAAATCATCATAGTATACTTTTTTAAAAGTAGAACCACTTAGTGGTAGATGAAATAACATTTGATCAAATTCAGGTTCATATTCCTTCATCTGATCCATGAGTTGATAATTCATGAAATCTTTAACTCTTTGTGACTGAGCTTCTTTTGCAGGATTGGACAATCCTAAAATCTGTGTTCTAACGGGACCATCTGCAGGAAGTAATTCTTTATAAGCTAATGCCTGAAACTGTGTAACAGCTTCAGCGAGCACTGGGTGTGTTGCACCAGATGCCCCTTGAAATGGTTCTGATCTATTATCATACTTGAATCCTAAAAGATCCAGACCTTTAACGTAGGACTGTTCCCAGTCCTTTCTGGACATTTTATAATCTGTATAATTTTGTCTTAATTGAATTCCAATTGGGTCTAAAACTGTTTCTGGAAGTATATCTGCTAGATTATCAAAGTGCGTGTTTGACTGTGCTTGGTTCACGGCACTTGGTTCAAAATTAACCGTTGCACCACCTTCTTCATCAGGTGTTACTTCTACTGGTTGTCGTTGCTCCGTAATGTCGACATCGGTTGGTGCCTGCGCCGGTGGTATTGCAACTTCGTGTCGAATGTTCGGGAGTGATTTATCTATGTCTGCCATTTATACTCCTAATAATCTTTATCATTAATATATAGTGAACGCAACCCTTGAGACATGGGTCCTCCAGTTGGTGCTATTGCACTTGGTTTACGGATTCCTACCATACCACCGCCTGCTAAAGGTTGACCCATATGTCCTTGAGTTCCGTAAACTTGTTCTTTTCCATACATACTAGCAAGTTCGGATAATGAAAAATTTTTAGGATCTAGATCTTTAGCTATTTTTTGCATTTTTAAAATACCTTCAATATCTTCTTGAGAAAAATCACCTGATTCTGCTAATGAACGAATATCTTTTTCTGAATATTTTTTATATTGTTCAAAATCCTCTTTATTTTCCCAACCAAAATCTTTGTGTTGATTTAAAAGAGAAGGATGCATATCAAAATCTATTTTTACTGGAGAGGTCCAAGTTTCACCCGAAGGATCCTCTATTTCAATATCTCTTGCTTTTTGAATAAATTTTTGAAACCATGGATTTTTAGCCTTTCTAATATCTGTTGCTTCTTCTTCCATTCTCTCTCCATATGCAACAGCAGCATCAGAAACACTTTTACTTTTTAAAATTTCATTTTGTTTTGCAATTTGTTTATTATAAGAATTTGTAAGATCTTCATCTGTCATACCTGTAAAACCAGGATTATTTACAGCTAGATCCGCAGCTTTTGCTTGTTCAAGAGAATCCAATTTTGCTTGTTCTTCTTTCATATTATTAACATTCATAATAATTTTAGCATTATCAGAACCTACCATTCTACTAAGTGTTGATTCTATGCCTTCTTTACCTGTTTCTTTTAAACCAGGAATATATGATACTGATTTTTTAAAACCTTCGTCCATAGTAGCACCCATTCCCATATGAACTAAAGTTTCACCACCAATAAATAACATTTCAGGAATGATTCCCCATTTAGTAACCCATCTTGCACCTCGGTAAACATTATTTGCGAATTTAGCAAAATTCATAGCTTGTGCTTTTGTAGCACCTTTCATTCCAGAATTAATAAGAGCTTGACCTTTTTTAAAACAAGTTGTTCCATCCAGAAAACTAGCACGGCCACCAGATGCTAAACCAGGGCAGCCTATTTTTTCTATTAGTTTTTCTACTCCCTGTATTTGTTTATCTG